ACTTTAGTGATAGACAAAGTTTAGGAAATGTTACTGGAGTTGGATTAAGATGGAGTTATGCTCCACTAGAACAAAAGGCAAATGCTATTGAAAATAATGGTCAAGAACCACTTAACAACTTCTTTAATATCTTATTTAAGTTGTTAGGTATCAACTATGATAGTAATGACTTGGAGTTTGTCTTTGATAGAACTATGATAGCAAATGAACAAGAACAAACAAGTACTGTTATGAGTGCTAGTCAAGTCTTATCTCAAAAAACTATCTTATCTAACTTACCTATGGTTAAAGATGTTGATGAAGAAATCAAACAATTAGAGGAGGAAGATAGTTATGAAGAACCTGAACCTAAAGAAGAGGAAGAACCTGATAATACAGGAGAAGAGGTTGAAGAAGAAGATAAGTCTGGAGATGAAGATATTTCTAACTTACCTAATGGCACACCTGATAGACAATAGTCCTACTATAATTGATTATGCCTATGTATATGATGTTCTTTCTATTATTGATGATGAAGAAGAAAAAGTTAAATCAAAAATAAAAGAAGCATTAAAGGAAGAGCACCAAAAGAACTTTGAGATGGAAGTAGATTATACTAAACAAAATCTAAAAGAAATCGGTATCAAAAAAGATTTAAAAGGTAATTTTAAAAAGTATCAGTCAAAAAAGATAGACAAATTAGTGGATAAGAACTTTAAACGACTTGATACAAAAATTAAAAATCAAGTACTTAATATGTTAAATACAAAAGATACAACTGGAATTATTGATTTCTTAAAGAAGACTATTAAAAATGAAAAGAAATCTCAAAGTTTAGTTAATAGTTTAATGAGAGTATTTAGAACTGAAAGTACTGCTATGAGAAGTCAATATAAGTTAGATTTACAAGAGGAGTTAGAGCAGGAGGGTATTAAAGTTAAAAGAAGATGGGTACATACACTTTATAATCCTACTAATGTTATATTAGATAACTACACTCCAAGAGAAGAACATTTACTTATGAATGGTCAAATTGAAGATGATAATGGATATTTTCACGGATACAACTATGATACAAAAGCCCCTGGTATGTTTGGTATTCCTGAAGAAGATATAAATTGTCGATGCGATGTTGACTTTGTATTAGATGAATGATATACTTTAATTAGGTTGTTATGTTTTTGGAGTTCACCCCCTTTACGGAAAAGTCAAGAAAAACTTGACTTTTTTTGTGTTGACTATTGACAATGATACTTTTATATTCTATAATATAATTGATTACTATATAAGGATATATTATATAGGTTGGTTAAACTTACAACCTTAAAGAAAGGAATTGTTTTTATGGAAGATAAAGAAACAAATGCTACTACACCAGTAGTCGAAAATGCAACTGAAACTACACCGGTTGTTACTACTCCAACTCAAGTTCAAGAAACTAAAGTTGAAGATGTAGATGGTGGAAACAAAAATACCGAACAGGTAAATTATGTTAAATATCGTGTAGATAGAGCCAAGGAACAGGCACAAAAAGATATGTTAAAAGACCTTGGAGTTAAGGATTTAGAAGAAGCAAAAAGTTTAATTAGTAATGGTACTAAAGCACTTGAGGAAGTTCAAAAACTTCAAGCAAGACTTGATGCTGAAGAAAAATCTAAAGTAATTGCTAATAAAAAATCTAAAATTACAAAACTCCTAGAAAATGAAAAAGTGTTTGATGCTGATGCTCTTGTAAACTATCTTGATTTAGATAAAGTCCAATTAGATGAAAATGGAGAAGTCAAAGATAGTGAAAACATCATTAATAGTTTAAAAAAAGCAAAGCCTAATTTCTTCGGTAAGTTTGAAACTATTACTGATGGATATGTTAAGGGTCAAACTAGTACTCCAATGACTGCTGTCGAAAAACAAAAAGCAGGAGATAAAATTGGTGCTATAAATGACTACCTTAAAGTTGCATTAAATAAAAAATAATAATTTAGGGAGGAATAAAAATGAATAATGGTAATGCACTATTAACTAACACTCCTAACTTTTTAGGAATGTTATTTAATTCAAACGTTAAGAAAACACAATTCTTAACTGCTATCGGTGGTACTGATGGTGCAAATGCTGAAATTACTACTAATCCTGAGTTCCCTTTATCAGTTAATTATTCTTTAACTGACCCAAGTCAACCAGCAATTAGTGAAAATGCTTCTGTCGGTGCTATCAACCCTACATACTTTGGTTTAACTCAAGGTAAGAATGTTATTCAAATCTTTACTGAAGATGTAGTAGTATCTAATTTAAGAGAAAGAGCCACAGGAAGATTAAGTGGAATTAACACTGCTGGAGAAATGCCTGAAGAAACTAGTGAATTAGCACTTCAAGTTGCTCTACATTTAGAAAAAATGAAGAGAGATATGAACTATACTGCATTAAATGGAGTATATGATGATGCTGGTTTAACTGATAGTTCTCAAGCATTAAAGACTAGAGGTATTATCGCAGGTATCACAACTAATGTTGTAGCAAATGCTGATGTATCAACTGACGAAAAGTTTAAAGATGCTATTCTTGAACTTATTAAGAAAGTTTATGACAAAGGTATGTTTGATACTCCAACCTTAGTTGTTAACTCAACTGATAAAGTTAAATTATCAAAAACTTTCGTTCAAACTAATTTAACTCAAGTTGATGCTGATAGATTTACTGCTGGTGTTGGTGTTAATGAAATCGTTACTGACTTTGGTAAATCAGTTTATGTAATTGTTGATAATGATGTTCCAACTGGTACTATCTTGTTAGCAGACCTTGCTTATGTTAAACCTGTATTTACTAGAGATGTAGAAACTGGAGAAGTTATTTCAGTTAAGGCTGCTCCACAAAGAAATGGTAATGCAGTTAATATCTATGCTGAGTTCGGTCTTGATTATGGTGCTGAGTTTAATCATGGTAAATTAACTTATGAAGTTAGTGGAGAAACTACTGAAGACACTGATGGAGAATAGTTAAGAGAGGAGTGAGTATAGATGATAGATGTTCTAGTCAAGTCAACTGGCTTGGATAAAGAAACTATTGTTAACTTACTCCCTTTTATTTTAATTGAGATAAGAAACTATACAAACCAATACTTTTTAACTTTACATCATAATAAAGTATCTCGAATAGAAAATAAAAAAATCTATTTCGAGGGAGAAGTCCAAGTTGGAGTTGGAGATACAATAGAACTTCTTAATAGCGAAAATAACACTCTAATCTATCAAATTAAAGAAGTTGGAGATAGTTATGTTGAGGTAGAGCAGGAAGATTATATTGTAGATGAAAATGACAATGAGCATATTGTTATGATTAAATTATCATTTAAAAATGTTAATATTAAAACTATTGGTAGTATGCTGGACTATGATAATAAGTTTAAAGATATAAGTGGTATCAAATCACAAACACTTGGAGGTTATAATGTTACCTATGCAAGTGCTGAAGATGGAGATACAGCATATCCGTTAGAGTTGTATGGTGGTGTAAACTCATTGAAGAAATTGAATGATGATTATGCCGAGTATAGGAGAAAAGGTTATGTTAGGTTATGATGAATTACTAACTGAAACTTGTTCTTATGAACATTTTGTAGAAAATAATAAATACAATGAAAAAACATATGAGGAAGCAGTGGAAATCGCTTGTTTTACTTCTACCGATTTTAGTAATATATTGGGAAGTTATCAACAAGATTTGGGACTTCATAAAGTTGTATTTATTAAGAATGAGTTTGAACCTAATCCATTTGACAAGATAGATGGGTATGAAATAAAATCTATCAGTCCTGTTAAAGGTTTGAAAGTTCCTACCATAGGGTGGCAAATAGTACTGTGAGTAGTGTAATGGTTAAAGGACTTGCCGAACTTCAAAGCCAAATAAATAATATACCAAATAAAACAATGAAAGGTATTGAAAAGGCTATGGGAATTATCTATGACGATAGTCAACCTAGAGTACCGGTTGATACTGGTGCACTTAAAAGAAGTGGAATTGTAGAGCAGGTCGATAAAGGATACAAAATTAAATATCATAGTGAAAGCCCAAGTGGTTATAACTATGCAGTTATCCAACACGAAAACACATCATTTAATCATAAAGTTGGTCAAGCCAAATATTTAGAAGATGCTATTAAATCCAATATGGATAAGATAGAACAGGCTATTGTTGAGGAGGTAGTTAAATGATAAAGGCTTTGGAAGATTATTTTGAAACAATAATTAGCGAGTTATGTTATGGGCAAATCCCT